GGAATTTCTTTAAAGAACTCCATCGAGTCTTTGTATCCTGCTGCCTCGATAAACTTACCAAGTGTGTTGCGATACTGACCCACGCTTACTAACGGATTAGCAAAGCCTTGGGTTGTCAGAATCTGCTCTTGTTTTTGCATAACCATCGCTGCCATAGCCATCTTCTGATCTTGGCTACCTGTGCCTAGACCGACATTGACTGTTACATCGTAGTTGTTCTTCCACTCTCTAGGGTCAATCGAGACATACTTGCCTCTAAGTCGAATAACTCTTGGCTTGTCCTGATACTTTAGGATCAAGTGGAAAATACCTGCGAATAAGTCTTTTACACCTGTGTCGGCAAAGATTCTAGCAATCATCTCGATGCGACCAGAGCCTGCTTGTTGCATTGCTGCAATCGCTGTGGCTGTGGTGTTTTGTAGAATGTTAGGATCTATACCTTGGCTTGTAGAAGTAACACCTGAACGCTTCTGCAATACTTGATCCATGTAATCTAACATGGGGAAGGATTGCGATGCTGTTGGTGGTACAGATAAAGGCTGAACTGCTCCTTGAGACTTAATACGCACTACACCACCAGGTGCAGAGGTTAATAAATCGTCTAGGTTTACTTGTCCATCTAATGCTGTAACCCTAGGCATATTGGTCAAATACAGATTGTCTAGGATCTGGCGAGTAATTGTAGACTTGATAAGTTGGATGTCCATTGCTCTGTCTGCCAAGCTCTGACCAAAGAACTTGTGTGGCATAGGAATAGGACAAATACTAGCAAAAGGAATGTGATCTGCTTCTTCGTTATCGATGATCTGATCGCCTGCGTAGGTTACTTTACGCAACTCAGCGATACCATCACCATCAAAGTCTGTACGGATATAGCACTCAAACACTTCTACTTCTTGCATCGTAAAGTCTAATGTCTGTGTCTCGTCTGGCATCTCGCCTTGACTAAACCTTGCTACTCTCTCAGGAGTGTAGGTAAGGTCATTGTAAGAAGGCATCTTGTCTACTTCATCTTTTGGATAGCCAAGTGCAATTAAGTCGCTTCTTGTCTTAACTGTGCGATGTGCTACAAAACGAGCATTTTTGATTGACTTGTCTCGCTTGGCAATCAAGAACTCCTCTGGAGGTACATTCTCTACACAGACACGACCTACTTCTTTTTTCTTACGAATAACGACATTGTAGGAAAGGATTGGCATACCCATAGGATCTATGCCTACTTCCTCTGTGTCTTGGCTGATTAGTTCCATCTCACCATCAGCAAACAGAAGTGTTAGTTCTTCTGCGTTTAATCCCTTGTATTCTTCCTTGGTTGGTTCTTTGCTATCTTCCCACCAATACTTAACGATTCCATTCTTTTGTAGAAGTGCATCTTTCATCCAATCGTGTAGGATGATGACACCATCGTTGTCGTTAAAGAACACATAGTTTGTGAGTTCTGTAGCTTGCTTGGCTAATTCTTCGTCTCCAGGCATCCTTGGCTCAAATCGACCTAATTCGTCTGATCCGGCAAAGATACGCATCAACTGAGGTAAAGCACCATCTACGACCTCGGCTACTTCGCCTGTAACAATCCTACTACGACCTTCTACTTCATTACCATAGTCGTAACGATTGTAGTAGTTGATTGCCTTGGTTCTCTGCTCGACTGTCTCAGTCTCTACATAGCCAATAGAATCCTCTATCTCCGCTTCGAGAATGACTTTTAATTTTTGCTCATCCATTTATACGATCCATGAAGTTTTAACTGTTATTGGCTGATCCCAAGTATTGTTCTGTTCCATACCTACTGCTAAATACCTAAAGGCATCGCTTCCATGACTTGCCCAATCATGCAAAGGTTTAGCAAAGAATACATTTTGTTTCTCGTTAAACTCTCGCCTATAGTTTCTTAGGCAGTCTAGCCCTTGTTTTATATGTGGCATATTAAACCAACATCTCGGTAATAGTCTGCGAACAGCCTGTATGCCATCGTCTACAGAAAGTCTTGGCAAAACCCTGACATCTAGTCCTGATTCTCTCAACACTTCCAATCTGCTCTTACCTGTTCCCAACTCTCTTACTTCTACATCGTGTGGTAGGAGTTGTTCTGCTTTCTCCCAATTGTGTTCTTTTAGCCAATTGACATACCAATCTAGTCCTTGACCATGATTCTCTACATAATCTAAGAGTCTGACTTCTTGTCCTGTAACTTGTGCGACCCATAGCGCAGTCGAATCACCAATACCCAAATCCCAAGATACATAAGTCCTACAGAGATCATCTCTTGTAATCTCGCAAAGTCTACCTTTTTCTTCCAACTCATTAATCAGTTTTCCGTAATAGCTTCCCTCTACAGCAGCAGAGAATGAACACTCGAACTCCTGATTGTACTTATCCTCGCCCATCTCCTTCTTGGCAGCCCATAACTCATCTTTATCTATGAGGTTTGTATCGCTTGCCTTGAACTGTAGAGCAGACCATCCTTCTTCTTTACTGGCTCTGTCGAACAGTTCTTTGAAGTGGTTATTGCCCTTCGGAGTGCCGATAAACAAACACGACCCTTTTCTGTCTGCAAGAGCCGGTCTAATGATCTCGTTCCAAATCTTAGGATTTTGATCGCCAATTTCGTCTAGCACTACGAGATCAAAATATTGCCCCCTGAGTGAGTCTGGGTTATCTGATCCGTACAACTGTATTCTTCTACCAAAGAAGTCCACCCTTAGTTCTGCGATGTTAGCTACTGCATCGAGTGGTCTTACAAAGTGTGTAAGGTAATCCCAAGCTACTCTCTTTGCCTGGCTATATGTTGGTGCGATATACGCATACCTAGGGTTAGGCTTGTCGTTCTCCATTGATGCCTTTATCAGCGCATTTAGAGCCTGTACTGTCTTGCCCATCCTACGATGTGCTACTACAACAACAAAACGATTGTTGTCTAATGCCTCGTGTATCTGTAACTGAGGTTCTCTTGGCTTATAAGGGATAACGACTCGCTTTACCTCATCGTCTGCGTACTCTACTTCTCCCAAGCGACCACCATCTTAAATATCTCGCCATCCGAGCCAGTAATGTTGTTCTCGATTGGCAGTAATCTGCCATATATCTTATAGAACTCACCTTGGTTCTTGGAGTCTGACTTAGCCCAATTGACCATGCCTTCTACCCCACCTAAGTCTTCAAAAGCACGAATAATGTTTTCTTTTGCCACTCTAGGGATCTTGTTTGTAGCTCCCTTTGGTCTACCAGCACCTGCTCGTAGTCCACCATGAGATGATTTTTCTGTCTCTAAATTATCAAGTTCTGTAGAGTTTTCCATTCCATTCCCTATGGGTTGATGGTTGATGATGTTGCTATTCTACAACACTTTAGTCTAGTAGTCCTTCAAACTTATCCATCAGTCTGTAGTCTCCAGATGTAGAAGGATAGATTGCTTCTCTAATATCAAAGACTTCTGACAAAACTGGATCACCTGTTCTTTTCTTAGAATAACCAATAACAGCATCGTAGCCTGCATCTCTTGCTTTTTGAGCTACTGCTGCTTCTTGTAGGGCATAAGCAAGCTGATTACCTTGTCTTGAATTGCTAAATATGTAATCCCCATAACCTTCTAAATCAGGCGCATATTTAGACAAAAATTCATCTGGTGTTATTGCATCAGCTAGATTGTATCTTTTATCGCTTATCAACTCAGGATGCCTTACTCGCAAAGCATCATTACGCATTTCTTGATATGCGCCTTTTCCAACTAATTGATCGTAAGCTGCCTCTGGAGCTTTACCACCAGTAGCACCTTTAACAACTAAAGGGTTTTTGTAAAGTGTTTCTCCACTAATTTTCTCTGTACCACCATAACCAGTTGTACCGCCATAATGTTTCATGCTTGTAGAGCCTTCTGGCAAGTAAAATACACCGCCTCTTACTGACTCTGTTTCTGCTTGCTGTGGCTTTTGCTTACGCATTACATTCATTACAAGACCTTCATCAGTAATGCTTGCTCCAGGTGTATTTTCTACAGCCTTTCTAAATACATCATCCGTAGGCAAAGATACAGGCATCTTTATGTCTCTTGCTGTAGAGACAGGAACTATATTTTGTAGAAGCCCTTGATTAGCCATATAGTTTTCTAATGCCATGCCTGCTTTTGGTGCTACTGCTTTTGCTCCTGCAACTGCTGCTGGTGCTGCAAATGGTGTAGCCATTCCAAGATAAGCCAAAGGCTCACCCTGTTGGTATCCTTGTAGATACACTGCTTGTTTAGGATCTAGCACAGACATATTTTGTCTTGCTGGAAGTCCATAGGCTGCCTCTGCCATACCCTGTTGCTGTGGCAATGTAGGTGCGCCCAGTAGACCGCTAAACAATGTAGGGTTTACTAATGCCCTTCCTGCCCTTGTTGGGATGTCTAACAAGCCTTGTAACCTGGCTTGCGCCATGTCTAGTAGGCTTGCCATATTTATCCTTTTACGAGTACGACCTTCATGCTATCTACCATCCTAGGTAGGATTGTTAGCATTTGGTCTGAGATGTTCATTTCTTCCGCTAGTTTGCTTTTGACCAACTGTAGTTCTTTTACAACAAACTTATCTTTCCATCCTAGATACCAATGCCAATCTGTGTAGTAGAGCCAACTGTTTTCGTTAAATGCTCTGACATG